TATGTTAGTGAGCGTTATAAACGGTATCTTGGTTTTGTAGTGCAGTTCTGCGTCAGTATTCCTATCGTACCGTCCACTTGTGCCCATCCAGCCTTGGCTACCTGCAGCGAATATAAACGCGGTCTTACCTTTGACTGGGTTGTCTACGACATAATCTATTGTTTTTTGCAGGATAACTTTGTCAAACGCTTTATGCGGTGGGTAGAACAACCCTGACTTAGCACGTCTGAAAGTATCTTTTACAATGTGCACGCTTTGCGGAAACGCTATGTCTTCGTAAGTAGTTTTCTCCGTAGTGCACAGTGTTTCACAATGTGTCATGTATATCATGTAACAGACTCCATAGCAGCTTCTACAGAATCAAAGTCTTTGTTTTTGTTTTCAAGCATATACTCTCGCACTTCCCGTAGAGAACCCACGGGTATATTGAAGTCGTCTGCTTCTGGTATGCCGTATATGTCGGATATAAGCACTAAGGTAAGTGTTACATCTAGGCTATCTAACCCAATGTCTTCTTCTTTTAGGGTTACATCTAGTGATTTAGGTTTAGTGTATTTATCTAAGCGTGGTTTAGTTTCGCGGACGCAAGCGTCGAATAGTTCTAAAAAGTCCATTTTGCACCTGTTTGTTAAGGGTGCTTTTACTATACATTGCTAACAAAGGAGATGTCTATAGACGCTGATGGTACGCCGGGGTGTGGTGACGTAGCGGTCTCTGTGTGTAAGTTTAGCTGAGTGTCTCCTGTTGACCAATAGACCTCTATGTAGTCATTTGCTACCAAAGACACAGTAAACCCCCAGTGCACAACGTAATCGTCGTTACCTTTTACATCGAACATATGTCCTGAATACGCTATAGCACCGCCGTTCTTTTGCTCCCAAACAGTTACAGGCGTCTCGCTGGAGTTATTATGCTCTAGCTGCAATGTTACATCAAACTTATACACGCCGGGGTTTTGCACGTTAATCCTACTATTATTAGATAGAGTAACTGCGCTGTTGTATGAGGTGTTATTAAACGTAACTGCGTAGCCTGTATTAACCACGGACGCAGTTTGATCCTGTGTACTGTAGAACGCTGCACAAGGGTTGTACAAAAATTTACCACCCACATCAGTGCTAAGTAAAGTGTTCAACGAGTTCACAAGGCGGTTAAAGAATAGCCGTAGCACGTTGCTATTCTGATCCATATACGGGCGTTCATAACCTTCAGGTGCTAGCGGGAGCGCAGGTGTAGCTACCTTGTCGATTTCGTTAGGCATTACCGTCTCCCATCAGGGCGCATATCAATTCTTGGTGCACCTAACTGCCATGTCACGCCTTCTTCCGTAGACTCTACTTTTATAGCGAGTTGCCTGCCTCGCACGCGGGTGTATATCTGTCCCGTATAGGCTTCTACAGGTAGCACAGCCGTACGTGTTATCGTACGTGAATTACTTCCCCCTTCCGATGCAGGACTGTTATACCCAGACCCGGAGTTAGCTAATGGCAGTAATGTCATGGTCGCACTAGGCGACCCTACTGTAGACCCGTCAAATCGAATGTCGGGTAGTATACGCCATATAAACGCAAATTGATGTCCATCTTCAAGATCAAACTCTGCAGAGGCCACGTACGCATTTATAGGTGCAGTTACGGCTGTTTCGTTGTCATCCACACCTTCTTCGTGGTTTACAAGGTTGTAAGTGTATGTAGCCGCTAGCGGGTTACCTCTTAGCCCTGAATCAAGCCAAGCAGTACGAGCCATTGTGCCGTAATACCAAATGTCTTCAAGGTAGTTATAGACCACGTAACGGTCTATATTTGTTTGGTCTGTAGAGCAGTAGAACCACCACACTTCATGGTATGACTCGTTAGTACCTGCAAACACTTGGTCATACTGTTGCTCGTTAAAGTCACCAAAGATAAACTTACGGAGGTCACAACGTAGCGGCTGAGTACGTCCATCATATTTATAGAACTTATCTTTACCCATCCAATAGGCTACACCATTTGCATACGCTACGCAGTTCTGAGACGCCGTGGAGATATTTTCACCTACAAGCTGTGCTGACCATACTACAGGGGCACCTACATACTGCATGGAATACAACGCTGCATCGGTCCAAACTAGAACCTCCTGACGCGCTTGTTTAGAAGCTATGATCTCAGTACCGCGAGATAACGTGAGGAACCCTGCCTGTGACGTAACAGAGGGTGTCCAATCTACTGCACTGCCTTGGTCTGACCACCGCACTAACATTGGGTTGACTGTAGAACCGCCAAACTCATTTGTACCGAACGCAAACACGAAACGGTTAATGTCTGATATTTCAAGTATACGTTGGCTTGTAGGTACGTTACTAGCGCCACCAAGGGTGGACAACTCCACACCGCGGGATGTTAAGCCACTGGTTGCGTCCCAGTAGTATATAGGCCCGTTACGAGGTCCAAAGATAAGGTCTTCACCAAAGTTAGATTGACTCCAAAGTCTAATTGCGTCTGTAGAAGTATCGCCTACACCCCATGTACCAGAACCCCAAGATGACGCACCCCAACCTGTAAGCGGTATTGCAAACGCAGGGCCGATGTTAATCTGATACGCGGCAGTTACTGTACCACCACCTGTTGCACTAGAAGAAGCTGCGGAACCCGCGTCTATTGTATACTCGTTAGTAGTTGTGGTCAGCGTTATCTGATATTCGCCGTTCAGTGTAAGCCCGCCTACAGCGCTAGCTCCGCTATATGTAACAAAGTCACCGTCTGTATACCCACCGTTGGCGTCTGTAACAGTAACAATAGGGGAACCTGAAGTTGTTTCAAACGGGTTAGTCAATGTCACTGTAGCACGCAATGGGGTGATGTCGTTGTACGCCCCACCGTTTTCTATGTAGAACTTTAGGTTAGTGCCCACACCAATCAAGTTTTGACTGCCGAGAGTTACCCAGTTCCAGAGTGACCTAGCTACGCCTTGAAACACTGTAGCAGATATACGTTGCCATCCACCTATCTTCTCCGGTGTACCCTGTCTAAAACGAATTTTATCGCACTCGTACCAGCCACCTTCGCTCGTATAACGTGTATTTTCACGGTTCACACCAGACTTCAAAAGTAGCTTTTTTAAGGGCATATTACACCAACCAGTCGTATATTTTGTTTGTTTCTTTGATACGGTGGTCTAAACCTGTGTACCCACCATTAATCCTTTTTGTTAGTCGTTTGATGGTGTCGTCGTTTACACCCTCGTCACATATTTTCCACAGTTTATTTGAGTCAAAAAACCATATGGCTGTGTCCATTGCGTAGTCTTCTTCGAGTAGCGAGGGGTCTTGAATGACTTCAGGCTTACCCATATCACTAGCAAACGCTTTGACGTTATCATACCCGGTTAATTGAAGAAATCCGCGGCCTATGTATAGGCTAGCTTTTTCCTTAGAATCATTGCCCATCCTGCCAAAATACACGTTTTCAGCTAGTGCTTTTGGGTTACGTTCGTAAGGCTTTGCGCTCTCTTCAGTAGGGAAACGACTAGGCCAAACTTTCATCATAGCTTCTGCACTGTAGTTTAGGTTTTCTCTAGTATAACGAAACGTGCCGCTTTCGTGCACAACTTGCCCTAAAAGATGTGCCCCGCGTTCTGGAGATAGCTCGTAGTGAGATACAATAGCTCGCGCTGTATTTGGCCCAAAACCCCCATCGGGAGTACATCCGCATTTTTCCTGTAGTAGTTTTAGTGCATTACTCATTTTGTAAGTCCTTGCTTCTTTTCATAGCTGCGGAGACCGCCCAAACCGAGCATACCCATCATTACAGTCATCAAACTACCCATATCAAACTCTGGCAGCGCAGGTATGTCAACACCAGCGGCGGTTACGCCAAACACAATTAATGGCTGTAAAACAAAGTGATATGCAAAGGCTACACCGCATACCCAACCTATAAACGGACGCCACCCACCCTTAAAAACTGAACCCGATGCAGCTTCGGCTTTGTTTATCTCTAACTGCCCCATTAAGGCTTGCTGGGCATGATTATCGGACATCGTAGCAATCTCATGGGCTAACTTAGCCTTTTGATCTTTGTCCTCAATAACTTTGTCTAGGAGTCCAGTAACAGGCCCTATCAAATTATTTACTAAACTCATCATCAGTTATTCGCCTTTCCTTTTGTGTAGGCTTCTTTGCCATAAAACGCGGCAACAATAGCAGCTACAGAAACAAAATAGACACCAGCAATGGATGCTAACGACTTCATGGCCTCGTCAAGATTAGCCACGTTACAAATAATTATAGAGAATGGATACAACAACATGCCAAACAATGCAAACCACGCCATCTTACGTTGCGCGTCTCTTTGAGCATCATCATCAGCCATTTTTAACCGTTTGTCCTCTAACGCGAGTTTGTCCCACTCGGCTTGGTCTATTGAACCATTGCCATCTGCGTCAGCTTTTTCAAATTCAGTCATGTTAATCTCCTAATCAGCTAGCGGGTTATCCAGCGCACGTTGCAACTTACCCATTAATTTATCTTCTAACTCTTTCATATCACCGCTTTGCGATACCCTAACACGTTCTCGTTGGTTTTCAAATCGAACTTCTGCTGCGTCTATCATCTCACGTACTTTGTCCTCAGACTTCCGCACCATATCTTCTATGCGGTCTGTCTGTTGCTCAATGCGTAATATATCATCTTTAAGACCGTTTTTAATGTCTCGACTGTACTCTACTGACTCTTCTACTTTTTCAGATATACCTGTAACTTTTGCATCCATAACGTCCATCGCTTGTTGGTATTCGCCAAGGTCTAACCCTGCAACTTCTTCAATCTTTTGGTACATAACAAAGCCGCCGTATAAGCCACCCACAACTGTAGACAAGAAAGCAAAAATAGCCACGATAGAACCAAACGATAACTTCATACCGCCTGTTTTAAACTCACGATCTGCAAGCCCATCAATGTTGTCTGCTATCTTGGTAGTGTCCATTAGTTTTCAAACTCCATTTCTCCACCAGCACGTTGTAGATTCTTTAACTCTTCTAACTCATCACGTAGCATTTGTATCTCTAGTCTGCGTTGCGTCAGTTCGATCTGATAAAGATCATCGCAGTTAATACGAGCTTTGGGTTTATCTAAGGGTATAACGATACGGGCATACACGCCTATGTTTTTGCCACGGCTGTCTGTATCTAAGCCTGACAGCACACCTGTTACTCCGTACTCTAAGTTTACGCCGCCACCAACAGCGTTACTGCACCGCATGTTACCTGTTGAAAACGAATCTGACTGGTAGTTCATTGGCGGGTTTGGTAATGCAAGCGAAAGTGAGCTACTATCTGCTAAAACAGAGCTAGATAACAAACAAAGGGCTACTACTAATCTCATGCTGGTTCACCATCCAATCTCGAGCATATCCTAGAAGAAATAAGAGTTCTTGACTGGTCGGTCTTTCGTACCTTTGACGTTGTGCATAGATACACAGCTTCGGGCATGTCTCTTTCTCTTATGTAGACATCAAACGCTTTGTGCTCTTTGTATTCAACTTTCATAATCCTATATGTTGTAGAGAAAGGTATGTTCATCCAGTTTAAATCAAACAAATCAATCTGATAATATTTTATCTCTTCCCTAGAATTAAAAAGGGACATCTCTACCTTGACCACGTTTTTAACGTGAGATGTTTTCACTTCAGGGTACGCAGGCGTCATCTCGTGCGCAGACGCACCAAAAGTAACAAGCATCCCTAATGTGATTATCCTATTTAGCAATGCAACTAGCCTGCACAACCGCAGTGTAAGTACCACCCGGCAAGGGTTTAGCTGAACCATAAGTAGCACTGGATGCAGTGCTAAACCAAGTAGACCCTGCAAGAGTAAGATTAAAGTTTGTAGTGTTACCCACTACTGTCTTAGCGGCTTCGTAGGCTGACATGCCAGCAACAGATGTTTGTGTGACACTTGTACTACCTGTCCATGCTAATGTGTCTGTCAGAGAAGGTGACGAGCTAAACGACGTTGGGTGTGTTATACTAGCTATATAAGCATCCGCGATTGAAACGTCATACCTCATTACAGGTAGTACACCGCCGTCAGCGGGAGTGGTGCTTAACTTACTAGCAATCGGGTTGCCGTACGATCCTGCTTTAGTTGTTTGGATAACACATTTAGCCTCTACGCTACCTGTGATCTCGACGTTAGCTAATGCAGGGAATGCAACCAGCGAAAGTATCGCAATAGAATATTTCATATTAAACCTCATTTGTTATACTGCATATCGACCATTTGTTCGTGCAGAATCTGTTGTGCTAGGTTATTACGCAAGGCTTTCTTGTTGTCAGCTATATCTGAATCAGCAAGACCGGGGGCATCAGCATACACGCCTCCATTGATAGATGCGTTATAGTACATGGCTATATTGGTTTGTTGATTTATTGCCATTATAATATCATCTTGCCCTTGCGCCTTAAATAAGGTCAATGCGTTGGCAGACGCTGTTAGACCCATCTCAATTCGTGTTTCTTCTTCCTCTTCCTCTTCAGAAAGTATTACGTTGCCGTCCTCGTCATATTGAAACTCATCCGCTTCAATCGCAGACATAGCATCTTCATCTTCTAGCACATCATACAGTTCTACTACAGGGATAACGGGTATAGGTTTGACATACCCCGGACATGCAGGGTTTGACTGTTCATCGTAACATTCGTCTATTCTATAGTTATATATAACCATAGCGTCTTTGACCGAACCTTCCCCTTCAACATCAATCGAACCCGCACCCCATTGAGAAGCTGGGATGTTCGAAAGGGGAAACGATCTAACAATAGTGTTTCCGGGAACTCCTGACCAATCGTCTGTTTTTCGAAAGATATAACCATCTGCGTCAGCATTCTTATTGCCGATATGGACTTTCATGTCAGTGTTAGGGTCTTTTACTGTGGTGTATTTATATAGTAAGC